TTAATTATCGTTATATCCATCTGCCCAAAATGGAATATATTGCATAAATTTATTTCCAGCATTTTCATCATATGGTTTTATCAAGCCTGTTTTAACTGCTAATGAAATTGCCTTTGTGGCCAAAGCTGATTGATTGTCTCTCAGACCAAAACGTGTTCTGACCGTTTTGTTTGTCATGAAAGAATTTTCCATGAACAATCGGGCAGTATGATAAAAAATCGCATTTATTCTTTCTCTATCATTCATTTCATGTAGGCTCTTTCTCTCGTAAAGAGTAACTATTGTATTGTTTTCTCTTGCTGAAATATCGGGAGCAGGTAATTGGTCCAATTCGAGAGTAATAACAATTTTATCTATGCCACTTCCTCGAGATTCTACGAGGTGCATCTTTCTAAATAAATTAGCTAACGCTTCATTTCTTGAAATTGGTGGCAAATCAAGCAGTCTATTAGCTTCATTGATAGGAGCCCCAGGGTTACTAAATTCAACTCTATTTTCATAAATTTCAACCATTGGATTACTGCCTTTTACAGAAAAATCTTGATGCACAATTAAATTTGCGATTATTTCTCTGATCACAATTTGTGGATAATCGGTTTTTTCAATCCTTTGACCATCTTTTTCATAAACTTCTTCTGCTAAAGGTAGATTGGTTCTTATATAATTTAAAAGCCCTTCAAATCCAACAACTGCCCCTTTTGCTGCACTAATATCACTAAGAGCAGTCAATTTATTATTATTTTTATATCTTACAACACGAACTGCATGAGACTTCAACTTTTCAAATTTAGCCAGATTCTTTGCAAAACTATATGCTCCAAGATTAGTAAGATTATATTTATTACCAGATTTTTCTATGATTCTATCTTCTTCCATATGAGATAGAATTTCATCTTCTGAAGCAATCTCATCATATTTTAGCATTTTTAAATATGTGGATGTATCCAACAATTCAAGCACTTCTTCAGAAGTACAGTCTGTTTTAGCAAATTCTCTTTCGAAGGTTCTAGCGTCAAAAGAGCGCCATAGGTCTCTAGCTTTTTCTGGGTACTCTCTGAGGTTACGCACTGATGAGCCACTTCTTATGTACTCACCCCCTAAAAATGAAATTGGTCTTCCTGCAGTCATGTTAATGACTAGAACCACGACATGGAATCCCTCAACATCTAGCTCTTCAAAATTGATAGAAATTTTTGGATCTAAACTACGTTCAAGCCAAGATACAAGTGGTTCTCCTCCTTTTTTAGCATCTTTAGGACGGAATTTTGTCCCTATTATCTTCTTATCATCTGATACTCCCCAAATCATATAAGAGCACTGTTTCCCCAAAACAGCTGAAGAATTTGCCAATGCTGATATATATCTTCCTATCTTTTCTGGTTCCGCATTATCCTTTTTAAATTCTAAAATTTCTAATTCGCTTTGAATAATTAATTTTCTAAATTCACTGATGTCAATTCTATTTTCCAACTTTAACCCTTTTTATATTTTTAACGTCCGAAACCTTTGGTATCACAAGGTTTCTTTTATTTTCCAAATTAAACCTTTTATAAAATTATATCATATTATTTGATGAAATTTTGTAATCCAAAAAAACCTCTCCGAAGTAAGGAGTAATCTTTCTTAGCTTTCCGAGAATAACAACATGTAAATTTTGTATGTTGTTCATACCCGACGTGTGTCGGTATAGCTTTCTGTCACAAGGGGGGCGTGATTCACGACTTGCTGAGGGGTAACGATTCGTTCCACCCTTATTATAGGTCCTACTTTATCTCAAAACTGGAATACAGTTTTTGGTTTCACTTTTTTCTGAAACCAATAATAGGTTTTAAACATTTTTGTGCAAAACTACCTGAGGCCGCAACTTACGACTATAGCAACAATCTAATTAGGACAAGTAACTTTTCACCGGACTTCAATTATATGAACTGCTCTTTTTTAATAGGTCCGACAAGTCCGAAAACTTTTGTGTTCGTCAAATTAGGACAGGTAACTGATTTCCAACTTGAAGAGGAGTGATAGCTTATAAATTTTATACATTATTCTAACCCTAAATGATGCACTACCACAAGAAGTAAAACAAGCTATTGCTGTATTAGTAGAGTTATTACTTGGAACATATGAGCAAATCCTAAATTTTAGGAACACAAAAAAGTACTCCTTGGGATAAGGAAATACCCTTTTACACTTATTCGTATAATTGAAAGCCATTTCTCTGGTCACTTATTATTGCTTCTTCTTGGTAATATTCGCTATTATGAACTTTTATCGCTCACCATATTTATGATCAAATGTATCTTCCACACTAAGTAAGGTGCTTACATTTCCCCATCTTTGATACAATTTTTCCATTAGTTCTCGTTCACCAGTAAATCCTAATTCCGAATAAAGATGAAACTCCAAAATTACTAACAAAGATCTATTGTATATACTAATTTCATTTTCAGATAATATTCTTGCTCTATCCTTTATGCTTTCATCATAGTGAATATAGTAGTTTCTTGTAGACGAAATTATATCTGGAAATTCCATTCTTTTTATCTTCCCAATATCAAAGAATACTTTATTATCTGCCAAAGTTAAATCAGCTAATCTATTTTTCAAATAAATGAAATATTGTTTTTTATTTTTAGATTTACCTAATAAAAAATCCTTAAGAAGTTGTTTATTATGCTCTGACATTCCTTTCGACAATTCTTTCACCCTTGCATTAAAGGCATCTATCGTGTTTGCCTTAAATCTAGAGTGGTATGTTTCAAGTGCTCCTATAATATTTAAAAACAGTCTAATATTCGAAATATCTTTATTATGAAGCATCTCTAAGTATAGCTCAATAATTGGTTCAAAAAGACCGTACCTACCTATATACTTATTAAAACTATCATTTCTTACCAGTTCTTCTAAACGAATTGTAACTAATCGTTCGATACCATTATAATTCGATGGTACTGTTTTATTAATCATTGATGATAACACATTAATTTTTCGTAAATATTTATATTCACCATACATATCAAAGTTTGAATTTGAGTATGCTTCAATTCTATTAGGGTGTACTACTTTTAGAGCTGTAAATTCAGCAAGTCTTTTTATTTTTTTAAATATATCAAAAAAGTTGTTTAAACTCGTTGATTCTTTAAATTCAATTTTAAAATAACTTTCTTGTTTTAGCTCAATTATATCCCTCGTTAATTCAGACTCATGTACTGGAAGAGAATTCCCTAAAACTCCATAAGAGACAAGGACTTCTTCATCTTCATAAATATTTATATCTTCTCTTTCTTAATAAAAAACTTTATATTCTTCATCTATACTATATGCGTACACTCCGCCCCAATCCAAAAGTCCTAAAGTATAAAAATAAACGCTATCAAATTTGTTCTCAAATTCTTCTCTACTTCCAAAACCTGTAACCTGATATTTAGCATCGAATGTAAAAGTTGTTATGCCACTTGAAATATCACTATGCGACCCTGCAACTCGCGTACAGTTTAGTAATATAACCCTATATCCATTAGATAACTCGGCATATAGTTGTTCTAATGTTCTTGGAAAAGTAAGTTCACTGACAAGTGCGCCTTGGACGTCTAATTTAAAAAGCACCCCTCCTTCTTCTTTATTTGTGTAGAGGTGACATACTGCTTCTACTCCTTCAATAACAACATTCCCTGTTCCGTTATAGCTAAGTTGCATAATTTTCTCCTAAAACCTTCTAGTAACCTAATTATAGCAAAATCAATTTGGAAAGACTCCTTTTATTGCTATATCTGCTCCAAAACAAATGAAACTAATAGTTATATTCTTTGAATATAAAAAGTTCGCTGGGAACAGGCTTTAAAAACTGATTTCATAACTACTATAATTATAAAGCTAATTATTATTTAATAAAACTTAGTACTTAAATACATCCTGTAATCTGAGTATTTTTTAAAAATTTAGGATAATACTGTTATATATACTAAAATTTTAAAAATTGTCGAAAAAGAAAGGTAAAACAATATAATGTTTGAAGAAATGCTTGAACAAATAGAACATACTATCCAAACTTCAGTGATAAACTCCATGCAAAAATGTATATCTAAAGATAGTAAATTTAGCCTAACTCTTACACAAAAAGAAGTTATGGAATTAATAGGATGCAAAGATGAAACTACTTTTACTTTGTCTTTTAAACCATATCTTAAATTTGCTGAAATAAGATACGGAAAATCAAGCACAAAATGGTCAAGAGATTTAGTTATTGATTGGTTCAAAGAACCCAGAAATTTGCAATTACAAAGATCTGGAAGAATTAATTAAAGAAATTTACTTACAATTCAGTCTAATATCCAGTAATAAATCCCCTAGCCTATGTTTTCTTGTTGTGTCTCGGTTATTTTAGGTAACTTATAACAAAAAATTATTTTTAACAATTTGTATAATTTCTTATTAATTGATGTAACAAATACCTATTATTAACGTTAAAAGACCTATTTTCCATTTTTTGCTTAAACTATTGATAGTATGCATAATAGAGCTTTTATCTCCACTTTTTTGAGGAAAACTCCCACAAAAACTAATTTCCCAATAAATCGTTGTGTAGCTTGAATGATTAGATTTTTTTTATACTTTTGCTATAATTTCACACCCCCTCTCCTTTTTTAAAAGTTGTGCAACTTTATTCGTGACTCCATCTACCCTATCCTCCAAAAAGAAATTTATTTTTATTTTGGATAGGGGGGCTATCAAAATTATTTTGAAAAATAATTTGCAAAAACTTTTTTTGAATCATCTTCATCTTCTTCAATAACGTGACATTTAGGACAAAGCAAACGAATGTTATTAGGATCTAGCTTAAGCAATGGGTTCTTCTTGATTGGAACAACATGGTGCCTATGTGCTTGCCTTAGTCTCGTGCACCACATTGATATAACTTTACAAAGAAGGAGTATCTCTTTATCTAAAGAGATACTCTTTCTTAATTAAGACTAAATACATTTATATAATTCTTTTGTATTCAGTTTATGATTGAATCATAATCTTTTTGGCTTTATTCATAACTCTACTTGTTCGTGTATAGATTTGACTCGAAGATAATCCCGTACGTTCCGTAATCTCAGCAACGCTTAACTCTTCTACGTAACGTAAACATAGTAGAGCAATGATATCCACATCTACGTTATTAATTAAGGTATCTAGGTCTTCTAAGAGTTTGCGCTGTCTAGATATACTAGAAAGGTCTGCGCCAATCTTTATGATGTATTCTTCTCGCAATGTCTGTACTTTATTGAGAGTACCTAAGAGATAACTTCTTAAGACTTTTTCAGGTTTGCCCCAATAGTATTTAATCATTTAGATTCATCCCTTTACACTAAGTTAATTAGCTTATCAATCTTTCCTAAAAGAAACTCTTTTTCTTTTCCGATGGTGACACTTGTATCAAGATATAAAGGATTATTTGTTAAACTAATCTCAACTAAATCTGCTTTATATATCGTACGGATATTTCTATTTAATTTTTCATACTTATATTCAAGGGGATAAAAACTAATTGATACTTTAGAAAGCTCCTTGTCAAGTACCTTAAAAAATGTAGCCGTCCCCAGCGTATCCTCTTTTAATTTCAGTTGGAATCGTAGCCCTAAATCATCTTCTTGAAATATTAAATTGAAACTATCGCATCGTCCTATTTCTTGTGATGAGTCATGTTCAATAAGCGCTACCTGGTTGTTTTGATTTAGAGAAGTTGTAAAAGCATTTTTATTTATTTTTTCATAGTAGGGTTCGTTAACTTGCATATAGAATGGGTCATCTTTCTTATCTATTTTATTAGATAAGGCATTCCAACTAATAGCATATCCGCTTAATATCAGCATACAACATCATAATTTATTTAACAATGAATCAATGCGGTTCAGTACCTTATTTCTTGTATTGTTATTGCTAGGCATCTTATTATGAGGTTTATACGTTTTTTGTAAATTCTTGATTCTTTTCAAGAGTTTAACTCTTGTTTGCACATTTTTTACAAGTTCTTCTTGGCTAGAACCAAATTCTTTTCTAATTGAGTGATTTTGATATAAATTATTTTTTCCCATTGTTCGTGCCTTTCTATTTAAGTAATTTATGTTCTGTACAGAATGTCGCTATACGCATATTAATATCCGTTCTCTGAGTCTGGATGTCTTTGGTTACTCTTAATCTATCTTTAAAGAGTTCAGTGTATTCTGCCATTAATTTATCAAATTCTTCTTTATCATTTTTGTTCAATTTCTTTACTGCATCTTTATTTAGCATTTAATTCTCCTATTTTTTGTCTGTAGTTATATGGTAAATATATATTATAATCGGAACTATTGATAGCCCCTGTAATCCCTTGTGTTTATTAGGTTGATAGCTGTTTTTATAAATTAGTTAAAACAACTGATTCTGGTGGTTGTCTTGCCCTCATTATTTTTCTCCTACTCTTCTAATTCAAAACCGATTAATTCAGCGATATTATCCAATACATTCATATTCATATCTGCCAAGTCCGCTGGTCTAATAATAGTTCCATCTGTATATCTTGGTATATGGTTAGGGTCTGCAGAAATCATTGAATCATTGAGTGAGTAAAGATCTTGAATTTGTGCTTTGAGTGCCAACTCCTCCAGTTTGTTTTTGCTCTCTGCTGAAAGGCTCATGTCATTCAATCCTAGCGCTTTAATCAAACGTTCAATACTATCAGTCAGTAAGTCTGAAAAGACTTGTACATCATTGCCTGATATTTCGTAAGGAGTAAAAGTCAGTTCTTGAATTTCCTCAATGATTGACTTTACTGTTTGTTGTGGTTCATTATTTTCTTCTTGTTCGTGTATTTTAATTATGCTCATTATTTTCTCCTGTTTTATTATAGTCAACAATAATCACGCTATTTTCCTTACTATAAAATCTAAGTATTTATTTACTTCCTCCATTAAATTTCTGATAAAATTCATTATTTATAAATTCCATCATCTCTTTATAATGAAATGACCATTTCCCAGCATCAGCCGGATAAAACACCCAACCACCATTTTCTATGGATATCATTTTTATCATCTCTGGACGATTTAACAATTTTTTTATAGTAGTTCTTGAACGATTTGATTTTTCTACAAATACATCCATACCAACCCAACCGTCAAAGTCTTTTTTCTTAAGTTCTTGATATTCTATTTTATCTACAAGAATCTTATCTTCTGGAATCAAGATAGGAATAGTAGCTTTTACTTCAAGTATTTGTTTCATTAGTTTTCCTTTTTAAAATTGGTATAGTTGAATATTGAAATTATTTTTAGAGTATCTTTCCTCTTTTTGACTTTGACCACACTTTTTTTGCGTGGTCAACCACATTTTTACCACGCTTATAAATCGCTCTACTAAGCCATTGACACGGAGGACACGTTTTTTATGAATTTCCTATAAAATAATAATATATACTCTAATCAACCTTTAAAATTGGTATAACTAAAACCTGTATATAAACTCTATAAAAATATTAATCAAAACAAAAAGCGTTTTTTGTGTATTTTACGTGGTCATTCCTTTTATACTGCTATTTATAGCTATTAATAAAACGTGGTAAATATGTGGTCAAATTGTGGTCACTAAGGTGGCTCATACATTGATTCAAGAAATACTGTGACTGCTTTTGATGCTCGACGAGGATTCCCTATTGCAATTACTCTAAAAGTTTTTCGATTACCATCTCTTGTTGGAAATTTTCTCGTAGTTTCAAAATAACCAATGATATCAAGAGCTTCTTTTCTCCGCTTAGGACTTGCAGCACCATAATAGGTTTCTTTCAATAGCTTCTGAACCTCATCCGTTTTGATTATCGTCTTGTTACCTTTAATGTGCTCCTCTATAATATAGATTTGTACATCGTCAAAATCAAAGTGATCACTACTAAAGTTATCCATCTCCACTTGCTTAAAATTAAACTTAAATTTATTCTGTCTCCAATAGACAAATGAAGAATACAAAGCAGCCACTCCTGCAAGCGCCGTTGCTTCTCGACTGGTCTCAGATACACGTTGTTCTGTAAATGCTTCCCAGTAGGGCGCAAAGATTGATTCACGTTCGCTATCAGTTTCTCCTTTTGGGCGATTTTTAAAAGCAATGTTCACAGCCCTGCTATTCATTTCAGAATAAAACAAAACTTTTTCATTTGAATCAATAGACAGTACACCAGTCAGATTAATATCCGCATAGTTTTGGCCAATTCCTCGACCACGATATGTACTTTCAGTAGCCAGTATTTTCAAATAACGCTCTAAACTTTTTCCGATTTCTCCTGATTCAGTCACCAGTAACATTTCTCCGCCATCAAATCCAGCCCAAGCCATTGCAGCCGTTGCCTTATTTGAGAGTTCGTCTAGATTGACATGTTTCGTATCAAAAATTGATGAAATTACTTTATGACGCAACCCTTTACCAGTACGTGTTCCAGATTTGCTGACAAAGAACCTTGTCTTAGTAATCTCACGACATGCCACCAACATTTGATAGATGGGTTGCAGTTGTGCATTATGCAAGCTGTCAGCATCATCTATCACCATTCCTAAGTAATTAGCATTCAGGATTGACATCTCAATTACATCAGAGAGTTGGCAATCAAACACTTTAAAATAACATTCATTATCTTTGATAGAACAATCTTTTAAAATTTTCTTTTGATGTAAGTCCATTTGAAAGTCATGACAAGCAATAATGGATGCTTTAATTTCCTTAAGAGGTTTCAGCTTTATCTGTTCATCTATAAAAGATATAATTTCTACAACCTCACTAGCTGTGAAGTCAGAACGCTTGCCTAATTTATATTCATGAGCAATATCCATCTCCGACAATCGTTTAAATTGTGAGGTTGAAATATCATATAAATATCCATTATGCAAAGCAAGCTTTCCAAATAGATAATCTAAGATCACATTGACAAAACGAGGAATACTTTTACTTGATTTTAATGTAACTACTTCTTTATCTTCTCCATCGTCAATTTTTTCAGCTTTTTTATTAACTCCACCGTAGAAAATAGATACAGTATTTTGACCATTGTTTAAATGCAAACTAGGTCTTTTGATTCTTTTATTTTCTCCTGTAGACTTTACTGACAGATAAGGATATTCATAAATATCACGATGCAAGATATGAACTAAATCAAGACTTTGAGGAATTTTAGCACCATCAATATTTCCAAATTTTTCCCAGGGAAGATTAACCACACTTTTTAGATTATTTTCTAATTTTTCCCACGCCTTGCGTTGCTTTTTTAAATCTCCATAATCAGTTTTAACTTCTGTCACTTCTTCCCCCTATTCAGCCAACTGATCCATTAGCTGCTCAAGTTGTTTTTTTGAAATCCAAACAGTCTTATCCCCTTCTTCGAGGATGACCTCACGTAAACCAGCAACTACTAACTTTTTATAATATGCTTCATTTATTGAGAGTTCTCGTTTTAAATCAGATTTTTTCTTATACGGAAATTCTCGACTTTGATCAACCTTTGCTTCAACTAACTTATCAACACGGTTTAATACTGATTGAGTCAGCTCTTGTTCTGCTTCAAATGATAAGATACTCATGATTCCCCCTTTTTTGCATCAGCTTCCATGATTAATCCAGCGATTTTATTCACTTCTTGTAATCGTTCATTCATCATATAAAGTGACATAATTAAACTATCTTTCAGTCGGTTCAATTCGTAATTTCTATTATTTTCTTCAATACTATATATTCCTTGAACTTCATCTAAAACCATTGTTAGAATTGCTGAAGCCTCAGCATTTTTTAAATTAATATCTTCAATCATATCCTTCAACCTTTCGTCATGTATCTTACATAAGAAGTTACATTTCTAAATGTGCGTTCTAAGCCGTGTTTAGTCCAAACCGTCCAAGTGTGGGCGCTTGGGTCAAACTGCACTTGACCTCCTGTGAGTATGCCGTGGGTAGGGTATATTACGTCAATTACTGGTTTATTCATCTTGTGTAACCTCTCTTTTTAGTGTAAAATAGAGAGTAGAAAAGCTTTATTTAAGTCGCTCTACTCATGTTGATTAAAATCCCGCTGCTCGCCAAAGTTTTGGGATTTTTTTATGCTCTCAATTTTGCATACTGGGCGGTGCGTTTTTTGAGTAATCATCTATCAATACTTGTCTCGGGGTTAACGTGACGTACCCACGGTTAGTAAAAGCTGTGCGATTACCTGCGTTCATTCTTGATAAGATGATTATTTGTTATTAGTTAATTGTCCAAGCGCTTTTTCAAATCGTTCATTTCTACTGACAAGTTTGTCAGACTCCCCCCTTGTTTCAATGGCTTGTTTTGATTTTTGCGCATGGTTGTGCGAATTTGTTTCAAATTAACCATTCAATAACCTTTTGATAAATGGATTTCTTAACTTTATCTATTCGTTCATTTTCAATAAGCGATAGAGTTTTAGAAGAAATTCCAATTTCTTTTGAAGCTTTTTGAAGAGTAATGTTTTTTCTTGCTCTTTTTTCTCTTAGTTTTACGTAAATTTCGATACTTAATTCGATCATCTCCCTCTCCTTTCATTCACAATATGTGAGTATTATATCATTCACAATATGTGAATGTCAAGGCAAAAACTCACATTTTGTGAAAATAACTGGATTAATTTCTTTTTTTACGTTATAATTTATGGATAAAACATCTAGAAACGAGGAAATATATGGAAAATCGAATAGCGGAATTACGTAAAGAAAAACATTGGACTTTAAAAGAGCTAGGTGATAAGCTAGATATTCGAGATAGCACACTTAGTCAGTATGAAACAGGAAAAAGAAATCCACCACTTGGATTACTTAAAGAAATCGCAAATATATTTAATGTATCTCTTGAATACTTAACAAGGGGTACTGATAGACGCGATTTCCCCATCAAAAATGATATGGACGCTCTCAATCTTATTGATCATTTGTATAAAAAAGAAATACAAATGACAAGTATATCTGAACTTACTTCTTTAAGATTGTCTTTTTGGATAATTAAAAATAAAGAAAAGTTGAAATCAGACGAATACTCTATTTATGAGGAAACCGTACAATTATTTTTAGAAAATTTAAGTAGAGAGATTGAAGTTTTAGAAATATATTCTGATATGAGAAAGCATGATAAAGATGACGTAGAAAAAATATATGACCGACTACTCTTGGATGATGACTATCATGGCGCCTCTCCTAAAGAAGTACTGGAATTTATTATACAATCAGAAAGAATTGACTCTCACGAAATAAATAAGGTATTAGAGGATATGAAAAAGATACCTGACTCTCAATCTAATTAAATTGAGCTTCATGTTTTGACTTTTGCGTACTGGGCGGTGCTAGAAAGACAAATCAACATGAACAAACTAAATATTAAAGAATACAAAACTAAAAGCGGAGAGGTGCGTTATATCCTCCATGGTGCTTATATCGGCACTGATGTGCTGACAGGTAAGCAAGTGCGAACTGATGTAAGAGGACGCACAAAAAAAGACGTTAAAACTAAACTTCAACGTCTGCAGAATGATTTTATTAAAAATGGATGCATGAAAAAAGAAAAGCAGCTTAAGACTTTTGCTGAGGTTGCTGAATCTTGGTTTGATATGTATCAACATACAGTCAAAAGCCATTCAATAGAGATAATGCGATCTAATCTTAAAAGGTATATCTTGCCAGCTTTTGGTGATATTAAATTAGATAGACTGACAACTTCTCAAATTCAACTACAAGTCAATCGTTGGGCTAAAAATGCTAGTCAACCACTTAATGGAGCAATGAGAAGAAATAAAGGGAATGCTAAAGGCTATAAACTCCTTCTCAATGTGACCAATAGGATATTTAAATATGCGATTTCTATGGGTCTAGTAAGCTCTAATCCATGCCTAACTGTTATTGTCCCTAATGTTAAAATGGAAATAACTGAACGTGAAGTAAAGCATTTCAACAAAGAACAGTTGCAAGCCTATTTTGATTATATGGAGAGTTTGCCAAATACTTGGGTAAATAATGAGCTAAGATCCATTTGTCGCTTACTGACAGCTTCGGGGTTGCGTATTGGAGAGGCTACCGCTTTATCGTGGTCTGATATTGACTTTGAGAAACAGACAATTTCTGTCAGTAAAACTACTACTGGACACCAAACAATACAAGATACTCCGAAAACAAAGCACAGCAAGCGAGTGGTTATCATTGACAGTATGGCAACATCACACTTGCAACGTTGGCATTTATATCAAAAGTCATACTTTTTAAAACTTGGGCAACCTAATCAATCACTTATTTTTCCTACAAATCAAGGGAGGATACTCGACTATCAACGGCTCAGAAAATCACTACAAGCTACTTTTGAAGCTACTAAGCTTCATGATATTGGCTTCCATGGCTTTCGACATTCTCATGCATCATTATTATTGAATGCTGGAGTATCATATAAAGAAATTCAAACAAGATTAGGACACGCAAGTATAAAAATGACTATGGATATTTATAGCCACTTAGAGAAAGAAAAGGAATCTGAAGCTGTAGAACTTTTCGCAAAATATGCTAATTTTTAGAGCTAGCGTTAGTAAAAACGTAGGTAATTGTTTTTTAAATAAAAATAAAAAAGCTCTAAACCCTGTTAGATAGGGCTTAGAGCTATATTTTCTCTTAATAAGAAATTACATCATTTTGTTGTAGAATTCAACGATCAATGCTTCATTGATTTCTGGGTTGATTTCATCACGTTCAGGAAGACGAACAAGAGTTCCTTCAAGTTTATCAGCATCAAATGATACGAAGTTAGCGCGACCTTTAGTAGCTTCAACAGCTTCAAGGATTGCAGGAACTTTCATAGATTTTTCGCGAACTGAGATCACTTGACCAGGTTGTACGCGGAATGATGGGATATCAACGCGTTTTCCGTCAACAAGGATATGTCCGTGGTTTACGAATTGACGTGCTTGACGACGAGTAGTCGCAAGACCAAGACGGAAAACTACGTTATCAAGACTTTGTTCAAGCAAAGTCATGAAGTTGAAACCAACAGTTCCTTCTTTAACTTTAGTCGCAGCAATGTACAAGTTACGGAATTGACGTTCAGAAAGACCGTATGAAAAACGAAGTTTTTGTTTTTCAGCCAATTGAAGACCGTATTCAGAAAGTTTTGAACGGTTGTTTGGACCGTGTTGTCCAGGTACGTAGTTACGACGAGCGATTTCTTTACCAGAACCAGAAAGTGAGATACCGTAACGGCGTGATTGTTTCCATGATGGACCAGTGTAACGTGACATAATTTATGTCCTCCAAATATTTTATTTGAAGAATATTGACAGCCTCGAATTCGTTCATTTTACCTTCGCTTATAGCTTCAGTTACTTGACACAAGGAGTATAATAGCTTACGCTCCCTGACATAACAGCAAAATGTTGACGAGCTTTCTAGCTGACTGCTATATTCAACTTTTCTATTATACCAAAAATCCTTATTTTGTCAATATTTTTCACATTAGAACAAGTGATTTAAATAAAAAAACTCATCTGCAAGAGATGAGTTAGAAAATCAAGAGATTAGGATTCAATTTTAATTAATCTAAAATTCCTAAACAAAAATTATTTTTCTTCTTTTTTAGCTTCTGGTTTTGGTGCAATTCTTACGCCTACTGCGTTGAAATGTTTTTTACCGTTACGTTTACCAAATTTATGTGATTTATATGCCAT